AAAGCCTTGTTTGCCGCAATCGCAAAGGGTTGCCAAGGGCCGGGCACAAACTGAGCAACTTGAGCAACCGGCTTGACAACTTTTTTGACTACTTTGCCAATTGACTTACCTATTTTTTTGAAAAAACCAAATTCTTCTAACCCAGTATTCGGGTTGAGGCTTGCAATGCCGACACCGACAACCGCCTCCATCGGGTCAATTCCAAGCTCCTCAAATTTAGCTTGCACAGTCTGCTCGAATTGAGGATCCTCTAACGCCTCTGGCGGCAGGATGACCTCGCCCGGCCTCAGATGTGCCATCGCACTGTCTTCGCCCCTGCCCTGTTTGGTTAGCTCAACGGCTTGACGCGAGTAAGGGGCGTTCATGCCAACCTCAAGAGCCTCTTGGAGATGATTCAGTTGCATTCGGGCCGTTGGATCTGTCTCAGAATCAATCTGGCTTTGCATCTCCATGATGTTTTGCATTATCATTTGACGCTCTTGATCAGACATGGTGCCGCCCGACTGAGGCTGAGCGTAGTCAGTAGACTCTCGATATTGAGCGGCAAACTGAGGATCTTGATTTATTCGATCGCGCAAACGATCTTGCTCAACAACACTTAAATCTTCAGGATAAGCATTCATCATGCGATCACTGCCGCTGATCATATTTTGAATTCGCTTCTGCAAAAAATCATTCATGTGTTCACCGTCACAGCGCCGACAGCGCTTGTTATTGCCTGACTCTCTGGATGAGTCTGGTGCGCATAAAGATTGCGCAGATTTGTGCCATCAAAGGCTTGATGCGTCTGGGTGCTAGTATTGAATATAATTGCGCCCGTTGCAAATTGTAGCTCACTGATTTCAGTTGAATTAAAGTGAGGAGAGATTGAAATATCTACTCGACCTAAATTTAACTCTAAAACCCGCACAAGACGGTTATACGTTTGACTGTCAACGCTATCACCCTGCGCAAGCGGCAACCTTGTTTCAAGCAGAACACTCATCGCCGACCTGACTGTTGAATATCAATTCTTGTCGAGCCGAGTCTCCACTTGTAGCCAAGCGGCGTAGCGGCGTCCTCGTCAGACTCAAACCTAAAAACTAGCTGCCTTGCCCTTGAGCGCACATTTGTGAAGGTGCTCGACTCGGTTACCTGAGTCGTGCTGTCGGTGACCAAAGAAGCGTTTGAAAAGTCTCGCCGTTTAACGACAATATTCATCGCCGGAGTTGCGGATACTCCGACCTCCGTGACAAAATTCACGTCAGGAATAATCTTTTTCAGAAAAGAGTAGTTGTTGCCATCCGAAATATCTACGTCTGCCGACTCTATGAAGACATCTGTCATGGTTGCGCCGTTATCGTCGAAGCCAAGTTCGTGCTCGAATAAACAATATGTCGATCCGATTGAAGAGGCCGCCCTCGGTTGGTTTTCGATACCCGCGTCAAGCCATGCGTATCTCACCATCTTCCCGATAGACCAAGTGTTAGACTCATAATTATAGATTACAAAGCGCGATATCTCGCCAGTTCCATCCTCAACACTTGGATAAAAAAACCACGTCTCAGAGAACTGGGAGTTTATCGCCATGAAACATTTGAAGCTCTGGCTGAGATCAATGTCTTCAAAAACATACTCTTGAACGTCGCAGCTTAATTTTTTTACGCTGCCGTCGTAAGTGTAAAAGCCAGTCTTGCTCGCAAAAAATACACCGCGAGGTGCGTTAATTGCAGCCTTTGGAGAGATCAGTCCGGCCCCCTCGTTCACCAGATTAACGGCAAAAGTTAACGGCGCACCAATGAAACTCATCGAATACAACGCGGTATCCGTCCAGATCAATATTTCTTGGCGAGACTTTAAGCCGCCAATGATAAAAGATCCGCTCGACAACCGCACGCTACCTGCTGAATTGGTTGTTAAAGGCTCAAAATCTAACTCATTTTCGCTATCGCTAAAAGCAATAAGCATGGGATCAAGGACGCCTGTTCTGGATCCGCTAGTTAGGGGATCGGTTCCAAGAACGACCAAGTGTCTAGCTGTTTCGCCCGTAATTACCTGAAGACCAACTGTTGGCACTTTATTCGCACCAGATACCTGAGACATCTCCTTGGCTCGAACCTCAATCCCATCATTCTCTAGCCAACGGTATATCCCGCCGCCGCGAGGGTTGATGATTAAATTTTCGCCGAAGTTGTCGTGCGTCCACAGGCGTAGTTGATTTAAAGCGCTGATCGCAGAAGAAGACCCAAAGGTGCCTGCCCCCCAAGCCCCCACGCTCCACCCCGTAGATTGTAGGTAAGTATCCAGACCGACACTTATCTCATATTTTCCGACGACAGAACTGCCGCCATTGCCAGTGTCAGAGCTGTTTGCCGTAACAGTATTTCCAGACGTGTTTTTGGCTGTCAGGGTGTAGGTATTTACCCCAGTGACCAAAAGTATTTGGTATTCTTGGTTTAGGACTGCTGCGGTTATTGTGCCGCCAAGGGTGGCTGCACCAGAAAAAGTAACAAAATCGTTATTCACAGCACCGTGAGCCGAATCTGTCACGGTAATTGTGGTTGACCCGTTTGAGGCGGAAAAAGTAACATCGCCTGCGCTTGTGGTTGCGCGTAGAGGCGTTACGTCGTAATAATCTTCGCCCTCTTCGATGTAATATTTAAAGGTCGTGCCTACGCCCATCAGCCTTGTTCCGCCGAGCGTAATCCAACTGTGCAGTGCGCGACCTACACCAAGAAAGTTATTCGACCCTAATTTTTTCCAACCGCCAATTTTTTCGACGGCTTGTTTTCGGAATCGAATAAGGTTGCCGTCTACCCAACCGCCCATCTCGGAGTAGTCGGTGCCCTCTTTAACAATGCCGGGCTTGAAGTCTATCTTTGTCAGTGGCACGGATCATGCCAATCTGATGATTGCGCCCGTCGCAGTCGGCGCAGGAAAGACGATGGTAAAATCGCCTGCAGTGCTCGCCTTGTCACCACCAAAGTCGATTGCGCAAACAGCCTTGTCGCTGTTGGTGTCGTTATAAATCAGACAACCGCGAGCAGTGACCGTCGCCGTTGAAAAGGTTAGGTCGGAAAAATCGCACACAGCAGTAGTGCCGCTTGCAACTGGAGTGATGTTGGTTAGAGCGCTACCACCAGAAGTGTAGTTGGTTCCGCTCGACTGCCCCGTAGTCGTGAAAGCTGTTGTAGCTGCACCCAAGGTCGCCGACGAGGTGTAGAGCGCGAGCTTGAATGAGTTGCCGCTAGACGCGGTAAAGTTGTGAGTACCAGTCAAGACCTCAGTCTTGAAGCTCGTACATACGGTCGAAGTGATTGCCATCTAAATCTCCTTGACTATTTTTGCCATGTCTTCGTGACCTTGTGTGCTTAGCTTTGAGCTAATCGTAACGCGGTCAGATGCAATGGCGCTATTTATTGCTCTCAATGTTACAGCATAAATCTCTTTACGAAAAGCCATTGCCTGCGCTTTTACGTGGTGAGGGGCGTCATCAGATATGCTGCAGATCTTGTGGGTCGCTTTTTCGGCCCAAAACTCTGGCTTGTGCCCCCCAAAGTCGGTGGTTGAAACCAATATATTGCCAAGCTGAAAGCCCTCTTCACCCTTCATCCCTTGTATGGCTCAGGCGCAGATAGTGGTTTCTCAAAGCTCATATTGTGCTTTTGGATCATCTCCTCTAACTTCGATGCGGGGCAGATTACCCACTGTCCTTCATTGTCCGGCATTGCAACCAGAGGGTCTTCAAGTCTGTGGTAACCATACAGGCGCTCGGCGGGAGGTACATTGCTATCGAGCAGTGTTGATTTTGGCGATGCGCCAATAATAATGCCGGCGCTCATGCACTTGCTGAGCCAGAACTCAACGCAGGCTCTACCGGATTCTGCGAAGTGCATATTGTGCTTGTAACTAAAATCGATTCCAAATAAGTCAATCTGACCAACCTCAGCCCATAGCGCAAAGGCTATTGAATAGGCCACTGTGGTGTTTAAGTATGCGCACTTAAACTCGCCTGCGACCTCTGCCAATGGGTATTCGACGACAGCAGGAACGCGCTCATCTATCGCACAGCTATAGATCGGTATATCGGCAGGCATTTTTGGCAGCATCTTGCGCATGACATCCGTCTGCGCACCTGCATCGTCCGTATCGAGATATCGGGAAGTTGGATCCATCATAAAAACTCGATCGCAGGGAAAGACGGCTAGGGCACTGTTGATACACCACACCTCATCCCAAGTCTTTGAGTTTTCGACGCCTATACAATAATCAACCTGCGAGGCACCTAACCCGATTATTGCTACTTTTTTACCTTTAAGCTCTTCTGGCTTATCCAAACTAGCTTACCCCAACACGCAACATATCGTAACGATACTCGTCCTTCGTCTGCCGACCTTCGGTAGTGTTCTTGATTCTGGCGACCATTTCTTTGAAGCGTGTCTCAAAGTTAGCAATCACGTCAGGATTTTCTTTCAAAAATACAGCGGCCTCAACAAGGCAACCAAAGAAAAGGGCGTCTGGGTAGTCAGTGCTGAGTAAAGTAGTGCCGGAGGATGCACCGGCTGTGAGTGAGTCTGGCAGGTTGAGATAGTGTATCTCAACCGTATAATCTGCATCTGGCACTGGCGAAAGCTCAAAAGCCGCTCCGTCGAAGAGCGAATAATACTTTGGCTGACCACGCGAGGTAACGCTTGGCGAATATTCTTTCAGAAAAGAAACGTGCTTTAGCGACAGGTAATTATATTTGCTGCTTGAGTCTATGACTGCTAGAGAGAATGGCGCATAAAAATCATTTGGTAGCGCCAAGAATCGAGAGTTTTCTGTTGTGTTTCCCTGCACATTTTTGCGCTGTTGCGGCAGTTGAACAAGATTAAATATTCGGTTTTCTGACGTGCGGATAAACTCATCCAAATTGTCGTTAAATGTCGTCTCATTGACCTGCATATAATCTTGAATCGTAGATTTTAAAGTGGCTAAAGTAAAGCTCATTGTGTGGTCACCTCGACTGTGCCAACGCTACACGTCAGCCCAAAAGTTTTTAGTTCTTGGCCTAGCTTGCCCGTTCCAACATTCGTGTAAACGGTAAAAAAGTTGTTGTCGTCAGCATTTTCTGGTCTTGCCTCTTTGATCGCTTGCGGATCAGTTGGAGCCTTTCTCGGCATGAGCTGCGGATGCTTCGGACTCCACTGGTCTGGGCCGACAATAAAGCCGTCCCACGTCTTCTTCATATCTTTGCGTCGATAACGAAACCCAGTGACGTCGCATATGCCGTATGCGTTTTTGTCTGAGGCGTAGGGCATCAGGCGGTATCCGAAGAATATCCGGGCGCGATTCTAAATGACGATCGCTCTTGATCTTGGCTCAGTGCGCGTTGAAACTCCTCCTCGTAGAGTTGCTTTAACAGCGTTACCTTTTCTGGCGCTCTCTTGAGTGCGATGTAGTATGCAAGACCGGCGGCGAGGCACGGGTAAAAGCGAAACGGCATATCAAGCGTATTAACAGCCTCATCTGCGTCATCCATTCGCGTCAAAACATTTAGGTGCAACACATAGGAGTTGTTGACAGAGGGCGAAGGCCAAACGGTGACGGTTGGGGTTATGCTTTTGTCAACGAAAAACTGTGTAGGCTTGCCTGTGGTCTTTTTTGTCGCCAAATGAGAGTATTCCGCCCGACTCATGCGTGTCATTGTGAGATCATTTTCTTGGGTGTTGATTGTCTCCCTCACAAACACATCTAGCACGTCTATCGTCGCGCTAGGATTAGCCGAATCGATGGTGTAAGTCTCTGTTCCGACAACCATATCAATGGTTTTTTTGGCAATCGTCCACTGGTTTAAGCCGCGATTTGCCCACTCTGCAAGCATCAAGTTTAGACTACGGTTAGCGCTTTTCAGGTCATAACCCGTGCGCAACTCTAATCCACAGCGCTCAAAAGCCTCTTCAACATATTCCGCAACATCTAGCTCGAAGTTTTTAGATCCGCTAATCGCCATCTTTATTTACCTGCTGCTGATACAAATTATCGAATGTATAGCCTGCGTCCATGTAGCTTGCGTCAGCTTCGCTACTTATCAACCACTGGCTTGGCTTGAAGTCAGGTGCGCCGTCTCCTTGTTGCCATAACGCGGGATTGGTCGCCCTTACTCTATTATTTGGCAGTGCAACTATGTTTCCAGTGTACTCGCCTGCATCAATCAGTTCAAGAACGTGACTCTGCTTGTGTTGAGCCGGATCGTCGCTGATGTGCGAGTTGGTATAATCGACGGTAAACATATATCTTGCCGTGTGGAACTCGCCATCGATCTTGGCAATCCAAGGTGAGCTGCTAACGCGGTTCAAGACGGTGACATCGTGATCGCTTGATGAGCAATCCCAAGGCTGAACAAGATGAGGGGCCATCGTCTTGGGCCATTCGTCTAGGGGAGTATCTGCAACCAGAGCGGTGATCGGCATCCTTGCCCACATTGCACCGCCGTGGATATTATCCTCGTCGGTGTCATATGTTTCTGCGCCTGTGAATACGACTTGAAAACTTAGGCACCTGTCTGGCACCGTGGTTACCGCAATCGCAAGTGCGTGCAGGTACTCACCGTGATATTTGACGTGGTTATGCGTATATTCCCTGCGAACAAAACAGGGAAAGTGCGGTATATTACTCTGCAAATAAGACATATTGACACCTTTTTATGAGAAGGTGTAAATTTTTACACAATACCGCACATATTGCAAATCAACCGTATAAGCCGCTATTTCTTTTGTTTGGCGCTCTAAAGTTTTTTGCGGAACCCTTAGACGTTTTAGCTGCCCCGCCCTTAGCCATGCCTTTAGCGGTCTTTGGCGCTCCGCCCTTAGCCATGCCTTTAGCGGTCTTTGGCGCTCCGCCCTTAGCCATGCCTTTAGCGGTCTTTGGTGCTCCGCCCTTAGCCATCTCTTGAGTTTCTTGAGGCAAGCCGGGCATTCCACCGCCCTTCATGTACATTTTACCGCCCTTCATCATCTGCTTAGCGCCTTTCATAATCGATCCTCCATCGGATGCATACGTTGCCACGTTGGTCGGTTTTCCGCCAACGCCTTGTTTTTTAGCTCTCTTGCGTCTAACCGCAGACGCAACCTGCTTGTCGCTCATAGAGCTTGCTTTGTCAGACGGCACACATTTTGGATACCCACGCTTTGTGTCGGAAGTTGATTTCCTCCCGCATTTTTCGTATCCACCGCCTTTTTTAGGTGCAGAAATATCCACCCAATTTTCTTTCTCGAACCAATCTTTTAATCCTTTCTTAGCCACGGGGTACTCGCGTGGTTTTGCGTTTGCTGTTCATAATCGCCCCGCAACCACGCGCCTGCAGTTCTACGGCACCGCCAGTGTTCATGTTTTTGGCTATTGCCTCACCCCGCTTTCTTTCGTATCGAGAAATTTTGCCGTCACGATCGAGGTCAGATTTTTTCGCGTCAAAACTTTTCATCTCTCCGCCCTCTGCCTTAGAGCCGCTATATCCGCCGCCCATTTTTTTATATTCTTTTACCATATATGCGTTAGCGTAGGCGCTCGGATAAACGTCAAACTTTGCCTTCGCCTTCGCCTTGGCTTTTTTGTAGAGCGACGGATTGGTAACATTTTTTGGAATACTCATCGACCAGATCGTCCTTGACGTAAATCGCCTCTGCCCATAGCCGCTATTCTGCCCATCAAGGCATTTTTATTTATAACCTCTTGGCTTTCTTGAGGGGGCTTCTTTTCTTCCCTCATCGGGATCTGATATAAGCTTCTTTTCGTCTCATTGATACCTTCTTGCGTTAGGCTAGGCATCTTGCTTAATGCTCTTCCGTACTCAGCCTGAAATTCTTCAGGAGTTAAATAGGTTATAGCCGCATCACCTGTAAAGCCAAGCGAACGACTATCTTTAATATACTGATTAGTCTGTGGGTCATAACGGAAAGTGGGATACTGACCGCTAGCCAAGGCGTTCTCTTGAGACATTTGGTTCACAAAGTCTACATTCGACTGCGGGTTAGAGGCAGCGGGAGATAAAGCAAGATGCGATGCAAACCCGCCTCTCGTAGCAGGATTTAAGTTAAATGCTTTTCCTCTTTTATTTATCTCTTCGGCAGGAATATTATTTCCAATACCCGCCAGATTAATATTGCCAAAACCTCCCAAACCAAAGCTCCCTATCCTCGCTCGAAGCGCGGCTAATTCATCCTCACTCATTGTTGGCGCTGCAACAGGTGATGGCGGCGTAACTGCCTGTGCCGCTTTTGCGGCGTCAATTCTATCTTGAATATTATCAGGCATCGTAAAGTTGCCGCCGAAAGGCAAATTAACGACAGTGCCGGGCGGTGGCATTCCCGATGCAGGCATTGTTTCGAGTGGCGGCGCTGTCAACGGGGGTGGCGCTGTGCCTGCCTGTGCCGCTTTTGCGGCGTCAATTCTGTCTTGGATGTCATCAGGAATTGTAAAACTTCCACCAAAAGGCAAATTGATGACGGTGCCGGGCGGTGGCATATTTGATGGATCAGGGACAGCAGGAGTCGGGCCACCAGTAATTACTGGATTAGTCTGAATCGGATTCTCTGGTAATTGAAGATCTTCAACTGGAGTTTCAGGCTCAAAAACATCTTCTTCTTCGACAAGCGGGATTATGGCTGCATCGGGAGGCAAAGCAATACCATACCTCTTTGCTTCAGCTCTCAGATGATCTTGCGGAGTATAACCCATGGTTCTCATCGGGCTTGTGTCTTCGTTTTTCACCCACTTGTAACCCAACATCGCTTCCAACTCAGCAAGAGTTGTCGGAGCACTAGGCTCAGTTACAACAGTTACAGGATCAGTGACAGGCTGAGTGACAGGCTGAGTGACAGGCTGAGTGACAGGCTGAGTGACAGGCTGAGTGACAGGCTGAGTAGGCATTGTGCTTACTGGAGGCTGAGTGACAGGCTGAGTGACAGGCTGAGTGACAGGCTGAGTTACAGGCTGAGTTACAGGCTGAGTTACAGGCTGATTGTACTGAAAGCCTGCCATCGGGTCATAATCAGCCGTGCCACGCGAGAACACTGGTCGATTCATAAGATAATCGGCTTGCTGCTGATAGGGGCTTACAGAGCTTGGCCCGTACTCATTTAGCGCCTGAGCCATGAGGCTGTTATAGTTATACGATGGCGTGAGGGTGCTAATTCCACTGCCTGTGCGGGGGCGCATCATCTTATCTGTCATATTATCACCAATTCTTGCAAGACCAGTATGATGCGGCAAAAACATCTTTCTTTTTTTGAACCGCATCGCAATTGTGCCGCGCTCTGAAAGATTTTTTACGCGCAGGCTGATCCTTTTTGATTGTCATATTAGGATCGCCGTAGCGAACAATCTTTATTTGATCGCCTTTTTTAGCCAAAACCTTAAACTTCTTTTTTTCGCCGGGCGTTCTAACCTGCTGATTGTACGCAGGAAACGTCTGGTCGCGGTACTTTAATCGACCGCTCTTTAGGCGCTCAACATCTTTTGTGTCGGCCATTAGGCGTGAAAAGCTGTCATGGTTAAAAATGTTGACACTGTATATTCGATGTATATCCCTGCGGTAAAAAGCACGCCATTCTCAGGAATAACTACGTCGCGTGTTGCATCGGCGTCACTGACGGAGCTTATCTTCATTAAGCTCGAACCAGTTGGCGACGTATTTAAAAAATCCACATTACCCGCTGTAGCGGTGCTCGTCAGGAAGGCACCTTTTAAGCGAGATCTGCCGGCAAAAATAACATCAGCCGCTGAAGCATTAACGCCGGCGGATACATTTCCTGCAGGATTTCCTACGGCAGTGATTGATGCAAGTGTTTTAAAAAATTTAGTGCCCGTCGCAGTGCCGGCATTTGCGCCCGTAATAGATTCTGTCTGCGCAGTGCCGTTTACGTCGGTTCCGACAACGGTAAATGATTTTGACGAATCATTACCGGCAGAAAGAATTGTTACGATTCGGCCTGCATCAAAAACGCAAGCTCCGCCAGAAGCCAATGCTCCGCCAATAGTTAACGCTGCGTTATTTCCAACAGCCGCCGCAGTGGAGATGCCATCAGCATCTAGTGCCTGCGTGTCTGCCGTGATGGTCACAGACTTAACATCGCTCATACCCATAATCTTCTCCCTCAAAATAGCGGGAGAGCGTTAGCCCTCCCGCTAAATTATTAGCTTGTTGCGAAAACAGACAGATTAGCAGCAACACCAGTTCCTGATGACTCAAGACGCGCTTCTCCGCGCCACACTGAGCCGTTAAACGTGAACACCACATAGCTTCCAATGCCCGGCCCTGAATTAGTCAGTCCAATCAAATTCATGAAGTCATCGCCAGTGCCATCGGCGGCGTCTACTGACTTTATCAGTCCTACAGCAGAGCCAGTCGCTCCAGTTGTGCGATAGATAGCCGACTTTGCCATGAAGAACTCACCGGCGGTTCCAAACTTTTGTGTAGCGCCGTTATCTATAGCAACGTGCCACTCGACAATGATAACGTCACCGGCGGTCGAGGCGGCCTGAGTTGGAAGCGTTGCAGTCAGTGCGGCACCATCTGCCGGCGCGAGGTAATGGGTATTTGCATCCATCGCGGCGGAAAAACCGTTAGCCATCTGAGTTTTTGCAGTGATTGTAGGTGCCAAAAGTCCAGTTGGGTTTGCTACACCAGTAGTAAAAGCGGCGTAACCTGTTACCGCAAGGGTGCCGCCAACAGAAGCATTGGTTCCATACGTTGAGTTCGTTGTTTCAGCGCCAGTCGATGCTGCAACTGTAATATCCTGAAAGCCGTTCTGTGATCGAACTGGCCCGTTAAAAGTTGTGTTAGCCATTTTTTTCTCCTACGAGAGTTATTCAGCAAAGTCTTCGTAGCGTCAGCCGTGACTGTCTTTGCCGATAAAATTTTTCACGGATAATCAGTGTATAAAAAAAAGGGGGAGCCTACAAGCTCCCCCTTCTTCTTTGTCGCTATGTTTACGCGCCTTGCGAGCCGTAAACGCCGCGAAAGTCCGAAAATCCAAAGCTGTATCGCTCTCTAGCTTTGTATCGGAGGTTGCCCGTGCTGAAGTCAGGCTCCATCGAAGTCTCCATCGGAGATCGCTGAAACATCTTCAAGCCTTCACCCGCCTCAGTCACTGAAGTGAGGATAAAAAAGGCATCTGGATCCGTCAGATAGTGATTGACAGTAAAGTTGCCCGGCAGAACTCCTAGATTGTTAATAGCGTTCAAGTCGTTGTCAGCAGTGCCACTGCGCAGTGGTGAGTTGAGGATTCGATCCGCAATGAACACAAGCTGAGGTGGAACTACTAGCTTTGTTGCGCGAACAGAGATCGTCAAACCACGGTCGTCAGTGAAAGTTGAGATGTCAATCAAAGCATCCTCAAGGCTCGTCTCATTCAGATCCGCCATCGAAGTTGCACGATTAGCCAACTTACCGCCGCCTGTCAGGGGGTGATCTGTAGCAATCAATGATTTTCCATCGCCACCAGTAAAGCTAGAAGAGAAGGCATTGTTAAGAACGTCTGCTCCCTTCACCTCTTTGGTGTTCTGCATAGACTTTGCCAACGCCTTGACATAACGCTTACCGAGAGAGTCATAGAGATTATCCTCCTGTGCCTCTTGGGTAAGTGCGAAGGCCAAAGCCACTGTATCGTGGGTGTATCTGGCAGTGTAGCCTTCGTTTGCATTGTCGAAAGAAACTGACTGACCCTCGGTCTTGGTCGGTGCTCCGCCAAATCCGGTGATCAATACTTCCTCTTCAAACGCCCTCTGAGAATCCTCAACTGCGAAGATGGCATCGTACTCATTCGTATAACTATTGTACGACTGACCGAACAACGCATTGAGGCCCGGCTCTAGCTCTTTAGCTAGTTGTGCTCTTGAAATAGCCATTTTTTTAGCCCCTTATGCTAGCCCGGCGCCCTTGACGCCGAAGATGTGATTTTCGATAACGACCAACACGTTTGTGTGTGCCGCGCCAACGTCAGAGTTGCTTGGATCCTGCGATATATCAATGGCCTTCAAAGGCAGAGTGGTGGCTGTTCCACCATCGGTCACCTGAAGTTCTGCGCCAGATATACCCGTCTTAGTGCTGCCAGACGTTGTGTAAACAATGTCATGGTTTCCAAAAAGGTCAGCAATTGGATATGCAATAGCCGCTTGAATCTCGAACACAACCATCGGATCATCGATAACAAATGCAAAGATGTCTGATGCGTTAGTTGAGGCGGGGTAAAAATTGCTAAATACTTGTTCGCCAGTGGTTGGGTCGGTGTATCTGCAGCCATTAAAAACACCGACTATGGGCACAGTGCCCCCGTCAGCGTGTACTTCAACCGTACCACCCGTGACCTGCATTACCATATCGCCTTGGAATATTGAAGTTCCATAATCTGCAGCGATGCGATAGCGGCTCTGGCCTCCGTTGTACGGAGCGCCACCGATCATTCTGATCGGCTTCATACCAAATGCGGCATCTTGATTAGCCATCATTTATCTCCTTCCGAAAGTTACCTGAGTTTGCCTGCTCGGTTCATACTTCACGTAACGACCGTCGGCTGCGGAGTCGGAGAACATTGTATTATCTAATGCGTCCTTCGCCGCCTGCGTGCGGTTGGCATAATAAGCGTTTCGCTCGTCAGCCGTTTCGATCGGAATTTTTGCTAGTAGCAGACCATCGTTGTAGACAACCCCTGCGTGTCTTCCATTGCCATCCATTGTCGGCAACACCCAATCGGTCGGCAGTTCTTCTCCGCGTACAAGCTCAAAACCCTCTCTTACGCGACGACTAACATTAGCTCGATCTTCTGTCCCCAACATACTCTCCCTGATCCATCGATAGCGATAGCCTTCGGGTGGTGGTGGCGTGTCCAACTGCCGTACAGGTGCCCACGGTTTACGCTTGGCCTGATTATCGTGCGCCATGCTTTCACGGGTTTCGCGGTTTTCCATTTTCTTGCTCATTTAAAAGCCCTCTCTTTGTGCGATTTTTTGTTTTTCCTTTGCCACAGTTTGGAACCACGTCTTCTCGTCCATATCGTGCGGCTTCAATCCTCGCAGGCGCTCCATCTCTGATTTAGAAAATGATACTCCGTTCTTGCGTGTTTCTCGTCTCCCCCCAGAGGGGGCGGAAGCAACTCTTTGCACGCCGGGTTGCTGTCTGCTTTGCTCGACTGTCTCTTCACTTTCTGAAGAGCTAAGATTAGGGTAAACTTTTTTGATTCTCGAATCAAGCATTTCGTAATACTCATCAGTATCGGCGGTCACTCCCTGCTGAATGAGATCGATATGGACGAACTGAGCGTACTTGGTTGCTTCAACATTTTCCTCGCTTGCAGACTCAGCGTCTTCTTCTGACGCGACGAACCAATTGTTGCGCTCATGCCAATCAAGGGCTTCAGAGCTTGGTTTGATGGCTTCTTGAGGAGCCTGCTGCTGAGGCTGCATCTGCTGCTGAGGCTGCATCTGCTGCTGAGGCTGCTGAACCTGTTGCGCAGATTGTTGTTGATCCTGACGGTTGCGAGCAACTCTGAGCCTTTCTTTTTGAATCGCTACGTCATTTTTCAGCGTGGTTGCCTTGCTCATTAGCTCGCCATCGCCAGAAGCCACCGCTTTTTGGTAAATGTCATCCACCTGAGCTTCTTTTGACTTTAGAGCCTCTTCTTCCTTAGCAAGCACGGTGACTTGCTGCTGTGCGGCAATGTTTCGGAATTGATTTAGCTCTTGATCTTTTTGCTGCGCAATTTGCGCAAGCTGAGCAGCTCGCTCCTCAGCCTCACGGACTTTAACCTTTTCCTTGTTGATGCGCTTGCTGACCTTTTTGGTGTAGGCGTCAAGCTCGTCGTTAACAGAAGCGGGTGCGTCACTATCTTCGGTGACATTGATGATTACTTCATCTTCGGCATCTTGGCTCATCGGAAACTCACTATGTCGGTTGGATCTTCCAAGGTCGCAATGACCTCATCATCATTAATAATTCTGCACTCGATATAAGAGGTTTTTCCGTCCTCCTCTTCAATTGGCACCTTAAAGCGTGCGCCGGCGTATCGACCTATTGCTACCCACTGGTTTAATTGGCACCAAGGCTCCTCGCCACATTTATCCACATCGTTGTAACATTGACTACCCATCCTCACGACTCTGGCGACCACAGAGGCAAGTTGCTCTCGATCAACCGTTTCTTTCGTCAGTGCAATTCCGCCTGCACTCGTTGTCGCGCCGTAGTACGGGAGGACAAGTATCCTCCACCCTGTTGGTTGAGGTAGTCGGTCAAATGCTGACGCTTCGAGAAGAGAGGGATCAAGAACTCGATCCTCTTCCGAAACATAAGCCGCAGCTAACGCAGGTTTGGTCAAAATTTATTCCCCTTATAAAAATCAGAAATGTTCATTTCTATAAGTTTAAGCACTTCTAGCTGACCTTGCAAGTTTTTGTAATGTTCAACATCTTTTAGCATTCCCTCCATCAAGACGTTCGAGATGTCGCTTCGCTTTTCAGCAATAACTTTTCTTAAATAACTTGCAAGATCGAGATCATCCATTTTTCTTTTTTGCCGCAGGTTTTTTCTTGTATCGTTGGCTTTGATCTTTTTTGATCTTTTCAAGTTTTTTAGCTTGCGCAGCGTGTAGCTTTGAGGCTTTTTTTAACCCCGCAATGATTTCTGTAAGATCCTCAGTATAGTGCGGCATCATTTATCCTTTTTCTTAGAAGCAGGCTTTTGTTTTTTTGCGGAAGATTTTTTCTTGGCCGCAGGTTTGTCTTTTGTTCCTACTTGAACTGTCGGCGTTTTAGTCGTGATTTTTTCAACCGAATCTTGCGAATCAGAATTCCCGAAAGTTATTGTCGTATCCTGCTTCACGGTCACCAAAATATCTTCTGAACTGTCGCCAGATTCTTTGCGCTCTCTTGCAACACGCTCTTCCTCACGAAGGATCTTTTTGAGTTTCTTTAGCTCTTCCTGCTGTTTAAGTTGAATTGAGTTAACCATGATTCGCCCCTAAGTTTTGTCGTAATACATAAGACCTTTGGTTGCCGCGCCAGTACCGCGAGTTTTCATGCGCTTGGCAGGTTTTTTCTTTAACTCAACAGAGATCTTTTTTTCCTTGCTCATATTCTTAACTGTCATCACTGGCCTCTCTTCGACTGAAGGTCGATTAGTTTTAGGTTAGCTTGTTGGTCAAGACGCGCTATTGCGATGTCGAGCTTGTCGTCAGCAACCTCTTTGCTTGTATCTATTCTTCTTGCGTCAAGTTCATTTTGAGCCGCCTGCTCTTGCGCTTTTTGAGCTTGCCGCTGACCAAATTGTTGGTTGTCTATTTCTATTTGTTTTTCGCGCAGATCTAGCTCGCGCTTGCGAATTTCAACCAACGGATCCTCGGAGGAATCCTGACTAAGGCTCTCTAGCAGTGCCGCAGTCATTTCGGCGAGTAACGGTGCGCTAATAGATAATTGAACCTGTTGCATCTGCATCATAAACGCCTCTATCTGCTCAGGCGGCAACTGTTGGCCCTCCGCCGCCATCTGTTGCAACTGCGCCTCTTGATCCATCATCTCAGGGGGCATCTGCTCACGCGCCATTTGATCTGCCATAAACTGAACGTGTTGCATCATGTGAGCAATGATTGCGCCCTGCATCGGCGGAGTGCTCTTCACTATCTCCGTCATAAACAAGGCGCGGTGAGCATTAATATGAGACTGGTGATCCTGTTGATCAAAAGCCTGAGCCGGTGCGCCCATCAATAGACCGGCATTCTCAAGCCCTGCCTCAACTGGTATTGGTGGTTGAGGATCCTGCGGTGGTTGAAGCAACGTCTCCACGTTATCAATTCCCAGTGCCGCGTACATCCGCCGATAAGCCTCATATATTCCCTTTGGCCCGTGGATATCTGGATTACTCTGCACCAGAGTGAGCAGCTCTTGTGCCATAGTTATTCTTTGCGACTGGCTGAAGATGTTTGGGTCTGATACAGGGATCACATCTACGCGACCATCAAAGTCCAAGCCCTTGATCTCTTGTGCGCCAGATCCCGTCGCATACGGGTACGTGGGTGGCAGATATTCGGCAAAGACCTTTGCGAGCAGTTGAAACTCTAGCCGCTGCCCGTAGTGCAGGCGCTTGTGGATCGCGCTCATCACCTTTGTGCCGCGTTCTAACAGCGCAACAGTTGTCCCAACCGGCATGGCTTGATTCATGTCGCCCACATTCATGTCAGCAATGGAAGCAAACCGTTTTCCGCTTTCGACGAGGAGTCCAAGCAACTGCATCAGAACCGAGCTAGGCTCTTTGATCGGCAGCGGAATTAAATTTTCGCGCAGGCTTGCACCAGTTGTATCAATGTCACGGAACTCACCCGGCTGCAGTGGCTCATCTTCATCGCGTATCCGCATACCGCGAGCTTTGAACCCTGCGGGAAGATTTGCCAAGGTGCCGGCGTCGATTAATTGACGCAGTATTGATGTTGCTGCTTTAGATAATCCACCGATCATATGGCTCAAACCGAGTCCGTAGAATCCGAGGCCGGGCAAGAATTTGTACTGAACGAAAAAGTTAATCTTTGACTTTTGTGGATCGCTTTCCGCATAGTTGCGTCGTATAGAAAGAACCTGTTGGCTACTTTCGTCGATAGTGACTAAATAAGGTAATTTTAACCCTGTAGGCTCTCCGCCCTCGCTCTGATCTTCAAAGCCGGGCAGGTCAAGAACCGTATGCACTTCGTAAACCGTGCGGTCGCGCTCCTCCAGATAGGATGGCGAAGTGCCTTCGATCTCGTCAATCTGCTTTTGAATCTCATCTTCACTAATGTGACCGCCGCCGCCGACCAACTCAATATCGGCATAAAAACCGACCAGTTGTTGTTTTTTGATTTCGTTTTTGCTCATGCTGAGAACGTGGGTCACGCGCTCAGCGCCACTGAGATCAGTCGCTTCGTAGGGCACTATCAAGTTTTCAGGCTCAATAAATTTAGAAACAGCTCTATTACGTGCGGTGTCGAAGTACACCTTCTTAAATGCGGATCCGGCAATCGGCAAATAAAATAACATCATGTCTAGTTCTGGATCATATTCGTCCATAACATTCATGATGTAAAAATTCATAAACTGCTCGACCCGCTCAGCTTGCGCGTCAGTTTCAGCGTTTCGGGCACCAATAACCTCGGTCTTTACCGGCCCCTTTGCCGGCAAAAGTTCTTTGTATGCTTGAGCCTGAAACTGCGTGACGGCTTCGGCAAGAATTGGATGTATTACGCCCGTTGACCCCTGAAAAGGCTGAGATCGGCTATCCTCAAACTTCATGCCGATATACTTTAGCCCATCGACATACGTTTCCTCCCACTCCTTGCGCGATTCTCTATCAGAACGAATGCTTGCGAGAACGTCGCCAGATAACGATGCAAGCTCTGATTGGGTTAAATCAAGCGCCAAATTTGCGTTGAAATCCATTGGAGCAGGATCCATGACCGCATCAATCTCATCGTCCATCAAGAAGTCTTGCTCAGTGATTAGTATCTGAGCAGCATTTTTTATTTTATCTTGCTCGGTAGGCTCGACAAAAACTTCAACCTCGCTTCCCGTCTCTATAACGTCTGGATTGTTTTCGGTTCCCAATCTTCGCTCAATGACCATTAATAGTAGACCTTTCTGTCGTGTCGAAGCAATTGAACTTCGTCTGGGTAATCGTTGTCAAGGTGCAAAAAGCCGCCCTGCCTAAATCTCATCAACGCCATCGTCGACGAGTCACAGTAATCGTCGTGCTCGCCATACGGAAAAGAAGCCATCTCATCGATAACTTCTTCGGCGAAATTGTCCTCTGTCGCCCACACCATTCCAGACTCAAAAATTGGCGCAACTGAATTCATTCTAGCAACTTTATCCTGCCCACGCGAGGGGCTATAGCTTGTGACTGGAATTCCCATGCGCCTCAGCTCTTGCGCGAGTGGCGTACCAGTTGCTTTCGCTTCAATCAGGATGCAGTCAGGCTCCCAGTATTTGTACTCTTCCCACGCCAGTTTTTTTAGGTCAGGAAAGTCCAGACGAACCCTCTTCGCGTCTAAAAGAATTATCTGGTCTGGGTCACCATCCCTTGGTTGAAATACTGCCCAAGTTGTAATGGCGGAGTAGTCGGCTGTTTCTTTTTTAGAATACGCGGTGTCATAAGACTGAATCACATAACTATAAGCAGGAACCTGCTCAGACTCCCAGATCTTCCACCAGTCTCTTTTGACGATTGAGCCTGTCTGCGCGGTCGGCGTCTGCAACCACTGTGAGTTCCATTTGCTGATCGGTAAAGATGCTTTGACTGCAAGAAGCTCTTCTTTCTTCCAGAACTCAGGCCACAGGGGTTGATCTGAATCTGGCATAATCGCAGGAAACTCTACCACTTCCCACTGATCTGCGTGATCATCTCCTTGACGCTTCAAAACTTTGCCAACCAAGTCCTTGGTTGACCATCGTGTCATTACGATAACGATTATCCCGCCCGGCTGCAGTCTCTGGCGGGGGCCGGACGTGTACCACTCGTAAGCGCTATCCATCGCCGTTGAGGATAGTGCGTCTTGCTCTGAGTGAGGGTCATCGATTATTAACAGGTCAGCTCCGCGACCTGTGATAGCGCCGCCTACGCCCGCGTAGAAACTTTCTCCGTCTTGATTGGTTGTCCATCGCCCCGCTGATTTGTTGTCAGCCTGCAACTTTAGCTCTGGAAATACTGCCTGATAGTCCTCTGAATCAATAATATTCCTGACCTTTCGTCCGAACCGTACAGCAAGCTCAGCGGTGTGCGTTGTCTGAATGATTTTGAGGTTGCCGCGCAGACCCATCATCCACGCAGGAAAGAAGGTCGAGGCAAATTCAGACTTGGAGTGTCTGGGGGGCAGGCAGACGATGAGTCGCTTGAGCTTGCCTTGAGCAATTCGGTTAAATTTTTCGCCGATAATTTGATGGTGGCGACCCTCAATAAAGTCGGGCCACAGGTGTTTCACAAAGGTGATGAAGTCGCCCTGACACCCGTCAGCAAGTTCCATCTGTTGATACTTGCTAAGCAGGGCCATTGCCTCTGCCTGCTCCTGTTGGCTGAGGATGTCAAAGTCCTTCATCTGCAAGAGATTAGACTTCATGCCACTCCCTGCCCTGCCACATCAGTGCCTCAGCCTCTCTGCGTCTGACAAGTCCGTCTAACACCTCGCCTCCCGCCCTGTTCCATCGCCTTATCTGATGGGGTATGTCACGACGACTGCTATCAGTATTGTCGTTAATCCGAACCAGTAAAGTAGATTCAGAAAGGTTACCTCCACCAAGATTGTATACCCAAGATACGAGCGCATCGAACTCATGCTGTTGAAGAGGCACGTTAACTTTTTTGTGTATGATCTTTTCAAATTCAAATAAGTCGTCTGCAAGCCAAGTCTCAGCCTCGTCTTGCGTACAGGTAGCTCCTTCTTGAACTCCCTTAGTTGTGCCAAAGCCGATTGTCCATACGCCCGCGCTACATTGATATGCATCTAACTTGCAACCCTCAAATTTTTTAATAAGGGCTATGCCCTCGCCACTAGTCTTCATTTAGCTTATCAACTCTTTCTTTTAATTGCTCAATAACAAGACGTTGTTCTTCTATCT